TGATCCATGATACCTGTCATGCTTACGCCCAGTAGAGCCTCTTCCGCTGTGTTCTTCTTCCATATACTACGTAGGTATCTAAAGTCCGTTAGCGTGGCTTGTAGTGTGCCTATGATCGCTGCTATACGTGCCTTCTTCTTCAGTGTTACCAGTGTGTCATCACCACGTACAACAATCTCTGACAGGTTGCAGAACTGATTACTCCGTAGGATAATCTCAGAGCAGGGGTTGGTTCCAAAGTCCTGATCAGCATCCCTACGTCCGTTCCTAGCTGCTATCTTCTGTGCTGCTACACGGCTGAAGATACCACGTTCACCTGCCTTAGACTCGTACATGTTCTGCATCTCTCCTAAGAAAGACTCAAAATCTGGCTTCTCTGTGTACGCTACGCTGTTGTTAGCAAGCCTACGATGCCCTTCTAGCTCCCACCAGTTACCTGACTTAGCCTTTGCCATGCGTGGGTCAGACAGGTTAGACAGGCTGATCAAGGCAGACCTACGTACACCACCTACAACTACAATGTCAGCTATCTTACACACAACATCGTGACACTCAATGGATGTCAGCTTGCGTCCTGCTGCCTTGGTGAAGGCTGATACACAGAAGTTAAACAGGTCAATCAAAGGCTCTGGGCCTGACGCTCTACCACCAAAGGTCTTGAGCCTAGCACCTGACACTCTAACTCTGCTCATGTCCCACTGTGGTATCTTGCCTGCGTACAGCATAGCAATCAACTCACGGAAGGCAGAAGCCCAACCAACCTTGCTGTCACTAACGACAATAACACTGTCAGTCTTGTGGAATGTCTCTGCTACGACAGGTAGCTTAGTTATGAAGTTACGCTCAACGCTGAAGCCTACACCTGTACCACACATAAGCACATACATAAGCTCGTCAAAGCTACGTGGTGAGTCAATGGCTAGGTAGCTACAGTTAAAGCCTGCTACGTTGTCCTTGGCTAGTGCAGGGCCTGCTGTCATCATACAGCGCATGCTAGGCATAACCTCTAGGTTGTATATAGCTTCGTACAGTTCCTGACCTTCTTGGATTGTTATCTGTTCACGATCTCTCCAGAAGCTGACATACCTGTAGACTGTCTCAGCCCATGTCTCTCTACGGCCATGATCCGGTAGCCAACGTGCGTACCTTGACTTGTGTATAAACTGCTGATACTGATCCATCTTATTCTCCTTCGTTTTCAAATACTACTACTTGTGTTAGACGGGCTAAGTACCACTGGCATTTCTGTAAGTCTTCTACCTGCTTACCTTTGTAGTCATAGCGCCACAGATATTTCATAGAGTTTCCCTTGAGGTAGCCTTTGTATGCAACACTGGACATGGACTCCTCTATTGCCTCAATACACTCTATGTTGCCTGTGTTGTAGTGTTCAGGGTTACATACATTGTCTTCTTGATACTCCTCTGCTTCTTTCTCCGCAGGTTCTGCCCAAGCTTCTAGCCCTACGTGCGCTAGTTCCTGCCATGCTGCTTGTCTACCCTTCTCTGTCTCCATGTCATGGTTAATGTTGCTACGTGCTGCTCTGTCCCACATGCTAGGTGTTGCATCATTCAATCTGGTCATCTTGCTCAAACTCCTCTGCTATCTTGTCAAAGTTTTTAAGTATCCTATCCTCAAAAGCATCCACTAAATCTGACGTACTGATTGACAACATCTCACATATCAACTCTTCGTCTAGCGTAGCTATCACTTGTTCTTTAAGTTCCTCTAAGGTTATAGGCATGGTAGCTTCTTCCCTTTAATATACTTGGTCATTTCCTTTGAAGTGTCTATTGTGTAATGCTTAAAGCCTTCCTTCTCACACCACTCCCCCATTGTCATCTTGCCTCCCTTGCGTACCCGCTTGCTTGGGTTAGACAAGACAAAGATAATCTCCCACTCAGGCATGGAGTCTCTAATAGCCTTGTACTTCTGTGTATCCCCTACTCTGAAGAAGCCCTTACATTCAATCAGCACTGCCTTGTCTTCGTGTACGAAGTCCGGTAGGTACTTCCTGTGTGTGGTATAGGGCAGACCGTAAGGTTCAAACAAGTACTGCCCGTCTAGCTTCTCTGATAACTTCTTCTCTAACCCTGATCTAAAAGCCTGTTTCATCGAAAGTAATCTCCTCTACTCTTGGCTCACTTACTACCTTAACTAAAAACTTAGGGCCAAAAGAATACTTAAACACGCGCATGTATGGGTAGCAATGTTCTTTAAACTGACAGTAAGAACAGCCCACAGCTAGCTTCATGTTCCCTGCCTTACCATCTGGTACTGGAGCATAACAATACTCAGTAGGTTCCTCTCCTTCAACAATGTTCTTGATGTGTTGAACCCTGTCAGTAATAGGTTCCTTGAGCTTCTCGTTAGAGGTGTTCTCAAGATCATACTTGAGGTAAGTAAGATGTCCGTTGGCTTTATCCATAGTCAACCAACCTGCCTTTGTCTCTCCGCAAGAGTGAGCATAAGCTTTGATCTGATCTATGTAGCCAAAAGGATCATCGTATACTAGACTACCATCCTTAAACTTCTTAAACCCAAAGCTACTTGCTGACTTGACATCAGTAACAACACCGTCAATCTTACAGTCCATGTGTCCTATGATGCCATCTACCTCGCACACCTTCTGTTCGTCAGTCACGCTGTGTCCTACCATGCGTGTAAAGAACAACAACATCTCTTCAATCAAGTGACCATACATAAACTTGACGTAGGTATGTGGCTGTAACTCTTCACCGTCAGTCCCATTGAAGTGGTTCCAAAGGTAACGGTCGGTGCGGCCTATGTTACTGAGGCGTAGCTTGCGGTCATCCTTCCGCTTCTCCCGACCAAACTCTGTACGCATCAGGGCTTTAACACCCTCACCGAACCTCTCAATCTCTGCCTCTACGTCCACAGATGGGTCAGCGTCCTTGCTTTCCATCAGTGCGTAGATGTCAGCGACTACATTATCTGTTGACTTGTCCATTTAAAACCTCTATCGCTTGACTAGGTGTACAAAGGAACCACTCGTTCCTTCTCTCATACTTCTGTTCCAACATGCTATGTCCTTCAGCTTCAGACTTCCTTCTGTTGCTTGTAGTATAACTATAGTATAACACATAATCTCTGAAAGGGGAAGAGGTTTGATAACTTTTTAACCTATCCTCTGCATCAATAGCCATGCCTACCTTAACCCAACCGTCCCATGCCTTGTTAGCTATCACATACACTGAGCCTTCTGCACTGTCTGCGTAGTTTTCTAAGGAACTAAAGGCTGCTTCCTCAAACCCTTTGTAGTTACCTGCCTTGTACAGAGGATGCTTCCTTGAAACGTACTTACCGTTAACGTACATTGTGTTGCGATTTCCTTTAGCGTTATGTATTGCGTAACATCCTTTACATATCCACATGTGATTTGTTTTTTGTGAAGGTGATAAGTTTAAAGTTGTTAACTGAACATTACATTTTATGCAAGCCCTATCAGTGTGTATCTGCCCAACTATCTCCAACTTTGTAGTCCCCTGCGAGGGGGCAGTTGAGGTTGTAAAAAGTTCCTGCTGCTTGGATGCAACTTGTGGCAAGCCTTCCGAAAACCTCTGCCTTCTCTTCTCTGACCTCTGTTTGGATCTCATCGTGAATGTTCCCTATAAAGTTATAGTTAATGCCCCATATCGTAGCGTACTCATCCAGTAAACACAGTGCTTTCTTCATAACAATTGCACCTGCTGACTGAAGCAGGCTATTCAATGCCGCGTGTTCTGATCGTATGGACACCCTTCTCCTATCCAGTCCATAAACATAGCCTCTTGAAGCCGCCAGTCCAACTCGTTCTCGTAGCTTTCCAAGAGCAGGCGTGTTTGCAAGGAACTTTTCTTTAAGTCTCGCACCATCACGCCTAGTTCCTCCAACGATACTTCCGATCTTGGCATCTCCTGCCCCATAAAGAAAAGCGTAGATGAAAGTTTTCGACTGATCTCTATTTTCAAGGCCCGCAGCCAACTGATTTGCTGTGTGTATATCTCCCGTGAGTATTTCATTAGTGTATCCCTCGTCATTCATGTAGTGTGCCAACATTCTAAGCTCAAGACCTGAAGCATCCATACCTACTAGCTTGTAACCCTTCGGTACTGTCCACACATCACGACACTGCTTGCCGTAGGGTGAGTAGACTGCCGGTACCTGCCCCATGTTGGGACTTGAGTGTGTCATACGGCCTGTCACAGCACCGTTAGGATTAACGTACCCATGTACTCTACCGTCATCTTTGACTGCCTCTAACCAACTCTGTACCTGCGCGATACGCTTTTGGATCATCAGGTACTCGCCAATCAGTGTAGCCTCTGGTATTCCTTTCACTTCCTTCAGCACCGCCTCGTCTACGATGGCCTGTCCTGTCTCAGTGAACGTCTTGGGTCTCCAACCGAAGTACTCTAGGTGTCTGCCTATCTGCTGTCGTGAGCCTAGGTTAAACACGGGCCAATCAATGCGACTGAATGGTGCTGCCGCTGTGACCCACTGCTCTCCTAGGAACTTGAGTCCGACAACAGAGAACGCACCATCTTTCTTAACTTTCGGTGTAACTTGTTTGATAAATGTCGGTAGTGGTTTAAAAGTTTCATGTACCTTGTCTTCAAGCTCATACTTCTTCTCCTTGAGTTCCGCTAATAAAAGAAAGGACTTCTCTTGATCTAAGAGCCATCCTGTTTTGATCTGAGTATTAATAATAGTCTGTACTTGATGCTCAAGTTCAATGCTTTCACTTCCAAAATCTGCAAGCTCAAGAAGTAATCTCTTGTACACCAACACATTAACCCTAACGTCTTGCTTACAATACTCCACCATCTCCCTTGAATACGTAGTAAAATCATTGAAGTCTCCCTTGTGTTGTCCCAGTGTGTTTCCCCAGTTCTCCAGTGAGTGTCCACCTTCGCGTGATGGGCTAGCTAATCTTGACATGACTAGAGTGTCGGTGATCTTACACTTGCTAAAGTCTGCACCCAACAGTTTCTCTAATACAGGTACGTCATAACCTATGATGTTGTGGCCTATCAGTTCACACTCGCCTTCTGCATCTAACCAATCCTGAAACCTGCCTCTCTTGAGACACTCCTGATGTATCTCATACATGTTATCTTCGTTCTTTATCTCATGGATACATACACAAAACACTGTGTCTGGGTCAAACCCATTGGCTTCTATGTCAAATACAAACTGTTTCATCACTAGAACTCCGCTTGATCACCTGTGGGACAACTGGTTTCTATCATTCGACCAGACTCCTGATCATAATACAGGTAACAGGCAGCCCCTGTCAACCCCACGAACCTATTTTTTAACACACGGACACAGGTTGTGTTGCGTGTAGTGGGGTCGGCATGCTGTTGGTCACGCTCTAAACCAATAACAATATCACTAAGCTGTGCGATTGCTGCACTGCCTCGTAGCTCCCCTAGGCTGATCTTACCGCCATCTTCATGCGCCTTAGAGCCGCTAGGTCTGCGTAGATGTGACACTAGGAATAGCCCTACACCTGTCTCCTGCACTAGCTTCCTAAGATTTGTCATAATACTGTCAATAGCTTTACGCTCATCGCCATTGTCCTGATCGCTGACCACAATACTGAGGTGATCTAGGATGATCCACTTGCAGTCCAGACCTTTAGCCATGTATCGTATACGGCCTAACAGATCGTCCTCGCTTGTGCTACCCCAATGATCTAGCAACTGTAACTTATCTAAACCAAACGTCCTTTCCCAATAACCACGCTCTTCCTCTATTGATACCCCTGCTCGTACCTCCGGTACGTGAAGTAGCTTGTTAGCCTCCATCGACATAATACCTAACGTAGTCTTAGGTATGTCTTCCTCCAGTGCTAGGATGCCAATGTTGTCTTCCGTGTTCTTCAATAGATAATACTCAAGCTCTCGCATGATCTGACTCTTACCCATGCCTGACCCTGATGTGATGGTCACTAACTCCTGCGGTCTAAAGCCGTAGGTAAAAGCATTTAAGCATTCCCAAGGATAGGGTATGGACTTGACATCTCTCTTCTCTTGAAGTAAATCCCATGTGTCTAAACCTGAGACAATACCGTCAGGTCTGAACGCCTTGGCATTCCACCACTCCTTGACAAAGTCCTGCACCTTACGGGCTGAGAGCATATCACCTGCATCCTTCATAGGTAGCGTGACGTTCTTAGCCTTGTTGGGGGTGAACAGATTAAGCACTGACTTAGCACTCTCCTGTCCTGCCTTGTCGTTGTCAAAACAGATGACTACGTGGTCAAAGGTCTCTAGCCATTCGAGACTGGCTTTGATGTCTTTGGATGCTCCTGCTGCTCCTGATCTGATGCTGACTGCGGGCCATTTCCCGTCAAACATTTCGTTGACAGCCATAGCATCCGCCTCGCCTTCTGTGACCGTGATGTACTTGCCGCCACCCTTGAACGCCTGTTGCCCGAAGAGACCCGCATTATCAAAACCTCCTGTTGCATAGAATTGTTTGTTCTCTACTATCCGCACCTTTGTGCCTATCGCTGTGCCTGTGTCCTTGTCGAAGTAGGGATAGTGATGCTTGGTTATCTTACCATCCGTCCCGTACTCGACCGTGACACCATAACGCTTGGCTGTCTCTTGATTGATACGCCTGTCGGGTATCGCTGCCACTACTCCGGTCATCTCTAATAGCCTCGTTGGTTTACGTTGTACTGCTTGGCCTATCTGACCCTTGCCGTGTTCGTAATGGTTGCAGCCCCCAGAGAAGCAGACTGCATGCCCATCACTATAACGAGCCAGATTGTCAGATGAGCCACACGAAGGGCATGACTCATGCTGAACAAAGGTTGACTCTGTTGACATCAGAAGTCCTCACCTGCTTCCTGCTCTGCCACTTCCAAGACCTTGATCTTGTTAAGGTACGTACCTGTGCCGTGGACAGGGTGTGGAGGGCCTTCCTGCCACAGGAGTCTGACCTTAGAGCCTCGACCTATGCGACCCATAAAGGGCTGACCTTCCTTATCTACGACTCCGATGTCGTACTTGCTGCTGAACTTGCGCTGCTTAACGCCCTCGTACTCTCGCATCTTGATGCCAAGACCTGCCAACTGGTCTGCTGTGGTATCGTCTAGGCTAATGACAACTGAGTACTTGCCTGTGGATTGCCCTTGATACATCTCGTGAGTATCTAGGTTCTCAAACGCTATTGTGCCTTCTACTACTGCCATGGTATTGCCTCTCTATTTAAAGTTATGACACTAACTGTGCCGCTTTGGTACTACTTTAGTATACTTTAATTATAATCTTTAATGATAATTCTTAAAGTATTTTCCCTTGATTACCTGAATATTATACTAGTGTTCCACAAGTGTGTCAAGCTCTTTTTCACTGAGACCTGAATAAAGATGATTAAATTCTGCACTTCTGTCATCTACCATAGCGTCATTGCTGTGGCTATAGCATACATTGCACAAGTCAACATGTATTCCGGTTAGTTTGTCGATACGCTTTAGCTCGTATTCCCCTAGTATAACGTCACACGCTTTACATCTACTCATTTTAGAATACCTCATTGTAATTGTTTGTCTTACCAAAGGCGGCTACGTACTGCTGCCGCATAATGTTTATGTCCTGACTATAGTACTCCTCTCGCACCTGCTTTGCAACCCTAAACTTTACCTCGCTCAAGGTCATGCAGTATAGGTCATGCGCGACTAGCTCCTCGCACATTTCCATTGCTGTCGGTTCTATCCAGTCGTTAGACTCATGTTCATAACCTATCAGGTTCTCTTTAATTCTACTCATATCACAACCTCGTCATACACGTTGCCATAGCTGATTAGAATGAATGGCAGGTAGATCAGGAAGCCCTCAAAGGGCATAGCCTTTGTGTCTCCCGTCACTTTGTCAACCACCCATACTGCCCTGCTGTCTGCTATCTCAAGCCCCACTACGACCGCATTGATCAGCTCTACGTTTAAAGATTTATTAAATAATATCATGCTTTAGTCCTCTCGATTGCAGGGTATTCCCGCTGTAAATATAGCCAATACGCTTTAAGCTGTTTGACTCTGATTTTTTCCAGTATCTCCGCTAGCTCCTCATCGTCCACTGGTGCGTAATCCTTACCGTCAGTATACAGCACCTCATCATTCCAATTCTCATCCCCGTGGAGCCAATCTTCGCACGACCCATTCCATCCACTCATAACATTTCCTCCCATTCGGTTGCTGTTATACCCGTCATCATAAACTCACGCTCGTCAGGTGTCAAGTCCGGCATTACATTCTGTATTAACTCGCCTGCCTCCCATGCCTGTAGCTGCTCTTCGGATACCGCTATGTCCATCGAACTAACAATACCCGTTAGCCCGCTGCGCTTTGCTATGATCATTATGCCACCTCCCCTGTTACTGGGTTAAAACAGGGGTGTGTAACAAACTCACATTGCAGATGAGCTATGCCATTAGCTACCCTGATTGCGTTCTCATATCCGAACACGTAGCAGATAAGGGTGCTGTTGTTTCCGTCCTCATCTGTCCAATACAGACCCAACTGGTCACGGTTGGGAACAATGCGAACTGCTACCGTATTATGTATTTTGTGATCTCTCATCATGCCACCTCGCTTTTAATGAAGCCGTGAACTGTACAGCAGTCCGTAGCTAGTCCAAACAATGGGTAATTTTTAAAGTTACCATAGTCTAATGATTCAGGTTCGTAATCCCAACAAACAACGTCATCATACTGCGCTAGGAACTCATCTAGTGTCTTCTCATCACTCTCCTCAATGCCTGAGGTATCACCATTTATTAGTGCTGACATTGCCCACGTTGGGAAATTGTCGTAGCTATATTTTAGTTTAATACTCATTATGCCACCTCGCTATAGTTTGAATCACATTCACTGGCTGACGTAAGCAGGCAGTCTATACGGTATTGTGACACTGTGAGAGCATCGCAGCCCTGTAGCCACTTGTTGATATGCTTTGTCGTAGTGACGCTGTAACGCTCATCTGTACGTACTAGTGTGCCATCAGTCAAACGTGCGGCTACTGGTGTCTCATAGCTAAAAAATACCTGTGCAAACCCTAAATCTAGCTCTGTTTGGTTACTGCCTATGTTTTTAAGCTTCATCTTGTATTGCCTCTAGTGGTTTAGTTAATTGATTCTAGTATGGCTATCCTATCTGATAACCATAGTGGAGTCAACTACTCGTAATCAATTATTACTGACAGGAAAACATACTCGTCATAGCCTATCGTCTTAAGCTGATCATACCGAAGGGTCGCCTCCTCCAAGCTGTTATATTCACTATAGCGTTCAACGCCGTCTCGCGTAGTCCAAGCAACTAAGAATCTCTGAAATTTTTGCATGTTATTATCTCCAATCCGGTGTGATGGTGTCGATAGTGTAGCCTAGCTGCTCTATCAACTCAAGGGCCTGTGTTGTGAGTGTCTTGCACCCTGTAAGCTTGGCGAAGGACTCCGCGTTATCGCATGCGGGGTATATGACCTTACGGCCATAGCTATGTTTGATCTCGATCAGTATTGATTTGCTCATCCTATAATCCCCGTCATAAACATTAGTGTGGATAGTGCAGCTATAAAGCCCAGTATTAAGAAACATATAACGTCTTGTGTATCCATGATGTATTGCCTCTGTATAGTTGATTTAATCATAGCCCCTCACCTCAAGGGGCCATTGTTAAATCTACCACCAAGCGCGCTTATTCCACCAATCCGCGATTTTAATAGAGTCAAGCGTCAACTTGTTATAATGTGTACCCATTGTGACCATGACTAGCTTGTCAGTATAATTGGTTAATTCATATCCTAACATGGAATCTATAGGTGTTACTACCCTATAGCCATCGACTAGAAAGGAATAACGTGGATTACCGGCATGACTGGTAGGCATGCGTTTAATATCAGTAACCGTACCAGTATGTCTTGTGATATTTTTCATTTGATTAGCTCCCGCTGTTCGTTGACGTATTGTTTAAATTGCTCATCATCCATAAGACCAACGCCCTTTAGAATGTCCCGATGATGGTTGGTCGGATGACTCTGTATGACTACCAACTCCGCAAATAAAGGTGTTTGATATCTATCCATAATATAGTTCCTATATGTAGTTGATTTAATAAAAATAGTTTAGCAATTCTGCCCATGTAAAATAGACAACCGCGCAAACGGCCCACCATTCAAGTACTTCCCTCATAATTTTTAACCTCATTTAAGTTAAGTTATGCGGTAACACTGTCGCCAATGTTACCTAATAAGTTAACTCCGGTCAATTATCCGGTAGATATTCCTGATAATTCTACGGCTCGGCTTACGTGCAGTCCAATCTTCTAAAATACCCTCTCGGATGCAAGCCATGTGGCCGCTTGTGTAGATAAAGAACGTATCGTTTGGGTAATCCCTAGCTAGCTTTGTATGCACAGTATGCAACGTCTTACCTCTTAAATCGCGGCCCGTATCATAAAATGATGTATCGGTCATCTTGCCGAATCTCAGGGTCGCTCTGTTGATAATTGCAAATGGTGTACCCTTGCCGTGCTTACGTCTTGCTAGGCCCTTGTGATTCTCCACATAACGCTTGATTTTGCCTACGTTAACATGAGTAGCTATCGACAGTGCAATGATAGCGCAGTAGTTATTGTCACGATAATTTCTACCGCCTAAGATGCTGTCAAGCTCCGCGTAACTTCTTTTCGTTTTTTTAGCCATTTTAAGTACCTCAGTTATTCGCTGAAATCACCAGTGATTGCCTAGTGACTTGAGTGAATAACCGCCGATCGTTCATGGAATCTGTTTTAATCACGCTGCGACCTTGCGGCCCGCCTTCTGGATTCCGTGTAGCCAAACGATCTTGGTTACTCTTTTTCGCTTAGGATGTGCGTCTGCTCCGCTATTGCCAAGGCTAGTAAGCCGGAATGTATTCACGCTATTGCGAGGTGCGCTGCGGAAAGTAGGCGGCATCTAACAGCCTATACCTACTCTCCGCATCAGGGACTGTCTCCTTCGTCTTCAGCCTATAAGTCACCTTGGTAACTGCTGAAGCTAGGTATCAATCTGGGGAGCCGTTCCCCCTCTGCATGCCGCCCATTATAGGGCCTGTTTTACTGGTGTCAACCCCTAGATGCAAATAAAACTAAATTAATTCGCAATTGTTTTATGTATAGATGTAGCTAGTAGCTGCTGTGGTACCCATTAGCATACTCACACTCATAAGTACAGCACCTTGTGTGACCTTGTGTGTACTTGTGGTCACATAAGGGCCTTGCCTCAAAAGTGCAATTGTGATAGCATAAAGAGACACGGGGGCCTTCAGTAGCGCGCACGCGATTGTAAGAGTACCCGCCTGCATACAAAAAAGAGGGAAAATGGGATTAACAACAGTATCCCTGTGTATACCTGTAACACATTGATTTACATAGGTTTCCTTAGCCTCGCCCCTTATGTATGCAGGGGTGTACTAAAGGACATAAGTATTGACACAAGTATGACACAAGTTAGGTAGGTTTATTTAGGCTCATTAGTAAATAGTTCTTGACTTTTGCTTTGATATATGATATAATATAAAGTATATTAAGACATAAAGATAACCAATCGCCTTATAGGTACTACGGTAAAGCTTTAAGGATATTATTAAAGAAATAATTAAAGTATATTCTAAAGCATACCTAAGTATACATAAGATAACTAAGGGGTATGCTTTGAGCAGTGCCAGTGATAAAGAAATAGATCAGCCTATAGTAAAGAGAAAGAAGGGCAGACCAAAGAAATCAACAGTTGTGTCAAAATCCAAGGGTAGCCGCAAGGCACTAGGTAGGCCCAAGGGTGATGCAGCTATCATTAATGATTACAAGGCTAGAATGCTAGCATCTCCTAAGAGTAGGAAGGTGTTGGATAGTATATTGTCAGCAGCCTTGGACGATGATCATAAGAACCAAGCAGCGGCTTGGAAGCTTTGTATGGATAGATTACTACCTGTTAGCTACTTTGAGAAAGACAGAGAGTCTGGCGGTAAGAGTGCTATCAATATCTCCATTACTGGCGTTGGTGGTGAAACTACCATCATCTCAGGCAATGAAGAACCCATTGAAGGGGAATACACAGATGCATAACATTAACAGAGATTTAGATTACTTCACTAGAGAAGAGTTTGCCTGTCAATACACAGGTGACAATGAGATTAGTGATGATCTACTATTGAAGATAGATTTGTTAAGAGCAAGATGTGGGTTCCCTTTCGTCATTACCAGTGGTTATCGCTCAGAAGACCACCCAATCGAACGGAAGAAGGAGAAAGCAGGAACTCATGCCCAAGGAATCGCAGCGGATATTAAAGTTAGTAACGGAACACAGCGGTACACAATTGTTGAAGAGG